GCGTAAACCTATTGCAGGTTATCGTAAAGGTACAGCATTCAAAGAGACTTATGTACCTAGTTCTGATATTGCTGAACAATATAAAACAAGAAGAATTTATGGTGTTATGGCAGGGTTCGATGAACCTCAAAAGATTATTACTGGATTGCAGTTAAAGCAACAAGGTATTATCGATACACAAACACTACAAGAGAATATGGATGGATTAGATAACATATCTCAAATACAACACAGAATAAATTCTGAAAGAGCAGAAAATGTTTTGTTTGAAAGTCTTATGGCCCAAGCTGCACAAGGTAATCCTAAAGCAACTATGGCTGCTATTGAGATTAAAAAAAATCCTCAAAACATAAATAATATTTTAGAAAAGTTCTATACTCCTGAAGGTGATGAAATGACACCTGAAGAACAGGCACTTGCACAAGGCCCACAAGCACCGCAAGGACCTCCTCCAGGATTACAACAAGTTTTAGCACAAGTAGCAGCTCAACGAGGAGGTGGACAAGTTGGCTAAAGAATTTGACCCAATGGCTGAAACCAATGCAGCCTTCATAGATATGATTAATCAAGAAGATTGGGATTTCCATTACGCAAGAGAGACAGATGTCTTTGATGTTGATAATGATGAAAGTATTTTCCCAGTTGTCTATGAATATCACATGCCTGGACCAATGCCTGGAGTATTTATAAAAATAAGTTTGGCATTGAGAGATGATGAACAAAGAAATGATTTTTTAAATTTTATATCTAACCTTACTAATTTTTTAAACGAAGAGGATGATAAATATGGTGCGTAAATCAGCAGGTGCTAAAGTAGCAAAAGAAGCAACAGATTTAAAGATAGACCCTGCAACAGCAGATTTGTATGTACCTAGAAAATCAGGCGACCCAACAGGACAAAGTCAATTTATTAATGAAACACTTACACCAGGTTTAAGTGCAGAGACAAGTGGACCTGAAGCTGAAGCAGTACAAAATAATGTAGCTACACCTATGGGCAGACCTATAAAATTAGGAGCACCAACTAGATTTCAAAGTGTAGATGTAGCACAAGGACTAGCAACAGCAGGTGCTAATATTCCTGGCAAACAACAATTAGATGTAGAAAGTTATTGGATGGGATTAATGGAACAGTTTAATGACCCTATAATTGCCGAGTACTTAACTCCTGATGCTTATGCTGCACCAAGAGTAGAAAAGATAACTAATACAAAAGCTGACACAGAGACTTTCTAATGAGGTTTTCGCCTTTTAATTTTTCGGCTTCTCATATATCCGAAGCTATCGCAGCAGAGACACTAAATAAAGTTAACTCTTATAAGCAAGGTCAAAAAATTGCACAAACACCTAAAGGTCAAGAGATGGCTAGAAACTTTAGTGAGTTAGGTAATACATATCCTAATGTGCCATTCAGAATGAATGCATATCAAGCAATGGCAGGAACTGGAGCAGGGGATGCTTTTGCATTTCAAACAGCATTAAAAACACAAGAGTTATTAGCACAACAAAATACTTACAATCTTAAACCAATAACACAAGTAGGCCCTGTTAAAAGAGCATTCCAAGTTGGTATGTTAGGTCTTGACAGTATGTTCCAACCAGTATCAAGAGGTTTTAAATCAGCAGTAGTAGCAGCACAAGCTACAGGTAAATCAGTTCCTGGAACAGTTGCATTAGCAACTCTTGCAGGAATACCTGAAATCTTCATCGGTGATAAAGGTGAAGGTGGCGGTGCAGTTACACAAGGAATATTAAATGCAGTACTTGGTGATAATGTAGGAGATAAATACAGAGAAGCAAGAGATGCTTATGGACCAACAGAACTTACAAGATATATTCAAGAAAAAAATAAAGGTAATCCTATAAACTTAGGTACTGGATTTATGCCTAAGTCTACAAATCTAAAAGAGACACAGGAATATCTTAATGCTATTCGTGCAGGAGAAAGTCAACAAGTAGCTTATAACAGAGCTAAAGCAGTTTATGGTAAAGATATTACAAATGCTTTTGACCAAGCAGAAGATAGATTTAAATATACAACTAAGCGTGGAGAAAAAATAAATATATCTCCAGGAAGAATAATTGCTGCAACAGTAACTAATCCAGGAAGTACAGGATACAGTGTTATATCAGGTGTTATTGATGGTGTCTTTCGTGTAGCTGCTGACCCTATGAACCTAGCTTTAATGTATGGTTCAGGTGTTAAAACAGCAATGAGAGGTTTATTAACTGCAAATCAACAAATAGCTAGGTCAACTGCACCTGCTTTAAAAAATGCAAACTTTTGGAAAAGTTTTTTACCAGGCAAAATAGGAAAAGAAAACAGAGCTTTATATTATGGAAAAACTATTGATGATATTAAAAATACTAAATGGGGTAAAGATTTTGCAAAAGCAATAGCAAACTTACAAGGAGATGAAGGTCTTGCTTTTTTAAGAGACATAAAAGAATTTGATAGATTACCAGTATCAGTATTACAAGTACTTACAGAAGTTGATGACCCATTGCATGTATGGACTGTATTAGATACAGTAGCTAAAGGTGGAAGATTAACAGACCAAAACTTTGATGATATATTTAATGTCATAAAAGAGTATGTACCTGCAGGTAGAAAAATTGAATTAGATAGAGTTAGAGAATTAACTAAAGCAAATAAAAATGTAGGATTAGATGCGTTGCCATACAAGCCTACTGCTTATGGTGAGTTCTTTAACTATATGAATAAACTCATTACAGGTAAGGCAACTGATGTAGCTCCAATGAGAAAACTAGCTGCATTAGGTGCAGATATAGCACAAGTATCTAATTATCAAACAAGAGGTTTATTAGGATTTGGTACACAGCTAAGAATGGCTTTACCTAAGCACATGCAAAGAGCATTTCAATTAAGACCTGAAGCTGTAGTTATGTGGACACAACTAGATGAAAGTGTCAAGAATATAGATAACATGATGAAGTTAGCATTTGTTGACCCTAAGACTAGAGGCAGTATTATGCGTGAAGCATTAGGTTCTGCAGGACAATCACAGTTAGATGACATTGTTAATGCAGCAAACTTAGAAATTGCTGAAAGTCTTATCAAACAAAATCCAAATCTTAAATTTGATGTTGAAGAAATTGTAAGACAACAAGCAAACTTTAATGCACAAATGGAAGAACTAAGAAGTTTCTTTAGTGGTACAGCAGGTTCACTTGCATTCAATGGTACAAAAATTAAAAAAAGATATAAAAGTTTAATTAAAGATGTAAAAGAATATTATGAAAGAGTTGGTATCAAAGATTTTGATGAGACACAATTAGAACGATATATCTTTGAAGCGGTTCCTACAATGCACTTACTGTCACAAGCATCTAGTACTTTTTCATTGCTCATGGACCCACAAGATATTATTCGTGCATCTAAAGCACATCAACAATTACTTGGACCTGAAGAAAGTTTATTAAGAGCTTGGGGTAAGAACATAGGTATTATAGAAGATAAAAATTGGGTTAAACAATTTAAAATTCCTAGAAGAGCAACAGCAGAAGCAATGTCATTAAAACCACAAGGATTTATAGATTACTACTTTAACTCATTACAAAACAATTTCTTAAAACCAATGTGGATGATTAGGTTAGCTTTGTTACTTCGTGTAGTTCCTGAAGAAGCATTAAGAAGTGCTTATGGTGGAAAAGTAAATCCATACACCAGTTTCTTTAAAAGATTATCTTTGACATCAAATAAATACTATGAGTTTTTTGGTGTTGAAAGAGCAGATGAAGTTGCAAGAATACATAATAATTTAGGTGAACTTATTATGACAACTCAAATGAAACCTGATGATATTGAGTTTATGAAAAATATGATAGATGTTGATGACATAAAACAATTAGAAGCTCTTGATTACAACCAAGCACAAAAAATAGCAAAGCATTATTTACTTGAAACTAATTACAAAGGTGAAGTTAGTGAATATATGGTTAATGCAGCAGTTAATGATTTTGATATTAGAAATATAAAGTTTGCAGAATTAACAGAAAAAGCATTTGAAACTAAAAGAAAAAATATAAAAGCAACTGCAACAGGTGCTATCAAAGGATACGATGGCAATACTTATAACTCAATGGGTGAAGCAATAATTAAAAGTGGTGGATTTACAACATCGTTAGATGAAAGACAGTTTATTGATTTAGGATACAGAGGACCTGCTGAAGGAGATGTATTCGTATCTGCTTATAAAGATAAAGAAATGGTTATTGGAAATCTTGGAACTATAGAAAAAGAAGCTGCCAAAGTAAACCTTACTCCTGCAGAATACTTAGACACACAGATAGATAATTTATTCTTTGATGATGACACAGTTGCTTTATTAGGTAAAGACAAGCATGCAGTAGGTGTTTATACAGATAAAGATGGAAACATAATGATAGATGTATCTATTGGATTAAAAGGAGAAAATTCTATTAGCAATGCTGCAATGATAGGTGTCAATGCATTCCAGGAAAGTATTTATGTAGCAAACAAACAATTAGCTATAGATAAAGGATTTGGTAATGCATTAGCTACTGGAGATAATGAAGGTTTAATTTTTTTACATAGAGTAGAAGTAGGTAAAGGTGCAGCATCAATTAACTATGACAGCGTAATTAATAAACCAGTACTTGAAGCATTGTTTAAATCTAACTTTGATGCACTAAAAGTAACTGTTGATGAAGTTAAAGGTGCAGCAAGAGGAATGCCTGGTGGTAGTTTATTTAACAATACACCTGAATATTTATCTTCTCTTGGTGAACAAGCTGTTACATCTGCATTTAAAACAGGTCGTAAAGATTTAATAGAAAATATGTTTATTCAAGTAGATAAGTATTTACCTGATGGAAGAATAAACCCTAGATATTGGGAAGCATTATGGACTGAAATAGAGATATTAGCATCAGACCCTATTGCTGTAAGAATTGCAGATTTAGGAATGGATGAAACATTTGCATACCTAAGAGGCGATGGTAAAGAACTATTAGAAGAATTAGTAGCTAGAAGTTTTAATGCAGAAGATAGAGTATATCTAAGAAGTGATAAAGCATTAAAAGAATATTTAGAGAGCGTTCAATATAGAATTGCAAGACTTATAGGTGCAGAACATAAGATAATAAATCCACAAACTGGTATTGAGATATCAGCAGAAGCAGCAAGACAAATAGAGTTTGTAAATGGATACAAAGTTTTTCCTAAGTTCGTAAGCGATTTATCTTCAGTTAACAACTCACAAATACTAGAAATGATTTCTAATGGTGGTGTTTATAACAGAAAAGACTGGGTTAAGTGGAAACAACATAACCAATTACTTAAAGGTAATTCAGCAAGACTTGGTGGTAAAAGTATTAAAGGTAAGGCCAATGAAGCATTCTATAGAGAATTAATAGAACTCTTAACTCCTGAAGTAGATAGAGCAGGATTAGGACCAAACTCATTGCCTGCTAAATTTGATGGCACACAAAGAATAAGTGAAAGTGGAACTATGGTTGTAGGTGATGATATAGTTGCAGCAGGATTTTTTGATGATGCTAATTACGCAGGAGCTAATTTTGCACAATATCGTAAGATATTAGATACTGCTTATGATGTATTACTAGCTAAACCATCTAATCGTTTAAACAGGGACCCATTGTTCAGGTATTCATTCTATGAACACGCTATAGAGTTAATGGCCTATATGGATGATGCTACTAGAGCAGAGTTTCTTAAAGGTGCAGAAGCATGGGTAGATGGTAATAAATTATGGGATGACTTAATTGAAGCTGCAAAACAACCTGCTTTAGAAAATACAGTTACTTCTTTAAAACAAGCAGAAGATATATTAAAACAAAAAGCTATGGAAGAAGTAAAAACATTATTGTATTCAACTTCTAATAGACATGTTGCTTCAGATTTATTTCAAAAGTACATACCATTTCCTGAAATATGGGCAGAGGTATTCCAATCATGGGGTAAGTTAATACAAGAAAATCCACAGAAGTTTAACAAAACAAGAATAGCTATAGACAATGGTGAGACTGCAAAGCCTTGGGATAGTGAGAATGGTTTCTTAGAAGAGGACCCAAGAACTGGCAAGATGATGTTTAACTATGTTGATGCTTTAAATATATTGACATTTGGTATTGGTGGTAGAGCATTGAAAGCTGTAGCACAAAGAGCTGCATTCGGTGAAGATATGGAAGCAGAAGGTGTAAGAATGTCTATACCTGGATATGCTAGTGGACTTAACTTGATTGCACAGAATGGTTTCGCTCCTGGATTTGGACCTCTTGTAACAATACCTGCAAACATTATTGTAGATAGATTGCCTGTACCTAAAGTAATGCAAGATTTCTTTTTAGGTTCATTTGGTAGAGGTAATCCATTTGACCAATGGCCTGCCTGGTTACAGAAGTTTTTTACAGGTGAAAATACATTTAATGCTGAAAGACAATCTGCATTTGGTACTGCTGTTATGGATACTTACAGTGCTTATGTATTAGCAGGTAAAGTTGACCAAACAGACCAAACAAGTATTGATGAATATATGGAAAAATCTTTTAATAAAGCAAAAAGTTTATTTATATTTAGAGGTACTACACAGTTTACATTGCCAACTGGTATTCAACCAAGAATAGAAGTACAAGACAAAGAAGGTACCTGGTGGGCAACACAAGCATTAAAAGCTAAATACGATGAGTTGTTATTAAAGAATGGATATGACTATATGCAAACTGATATAGAGTTTGAAGAAAAGTTTGGTATTAATCCAATTCCATTAACACAATCTAAGAGTGAGACAATGGGTAAGAAGCCTATAAAAGAACATTCTTATTTTTGGTGGCAAGAAGATGACAGAAAAGAATTATTAGAACCTGGTGCATTACCAAATACTGGTATTTATATACAGCCTGACAGAATTGAAGATGAATTATATTATCCTGCATTCTACGAAATAGAAACTAGAAATATAAATCCTAAAGATTTTGCACAGTTTATGAGACAATCACAAGCTATCTTTGAGTTAGAAAAAAAGAAAAAAGAAATTCGTGAAACTGAACCTGAAAAAAACTGGGAGGATGCTTACAAAGAAGCTAAGGAAAATATTCAAGATGAATATGGAATAGTTAATATTTATAACTTTGTTGGTAAACAAGAACGAGCATCTATAGAGACAGTTATGGGTGAGTTAGCTAAATGGAAAGATTATGAACTTACAAGAAATTCCCCCGAGTATCCATTTGTAGTACAATATTTACAAGAACGAGATAATGTTATCGATGTTTTAATAAACAATGGTAGATATAGTTATACTAACTCTAGAGGAGAAAAGTTA